CCCTCAACTGAAGCGGGACTTGTGTTCCATTTCGTTGTTGACACCGTGTCCACGACCACAGGTTGCTCACTGAGCCCTGCGGCTGCGGACAACATCAACGGTGGAACGGATGACAAAGACCTGATCAACACTGCCGCGACTGACGTTCAGGGTGACGCTGTCACTCTGGTCGGTGACGGCGATGAAGGTTGGTTGGCGATTGGGCATCACGGCACATGGGCCGCTGAAGCGTAGGGGTGACTCAACCGGGAGTCGTATCCATTGCGACTCCCGGCTTTCTTTCAATGGAGGACACCATGACGGAAGTGAAAATCAGACTGCTGCACGACAGTGGTCAGCCTGGGGCTGTCGGTAAGCCTGGCGACATCATCGTTTGTGAAGAGTCAATTGCGAATCGATTCATCGAAGGCAAGGGCGCTGAGCTCCTCGCTGTCGTCTCTGAATCGGCACCAGAAAAGAAGCCAGTGAAGCGGCCAATCGGTCGCAAGAAGGCTAAGTGATGGTCACGAAGCACATCACCTACAACGTCACGGTAGAGCCGTCATCTGAGCCAATCACGCTCAATGAGATGAAGGATCGACTGCGAGTGACAACCTGTGACTTCGATAACGAGATCAATGATCTCATTGTCGCTGGTCGGCAACAGGTCGAGCATGACACGCATCGGAAACTGGTCACCCAGACCGTTGAGATCCTGCTCGATGACTTTCCGTCCGGTGACACGTTTGAGATCAGGCAACTGCCAGTCGCTTCAGTGACTTCAATTGCCTACACGGACGGGGCAGGTGATGCTCAGACGTTCGCGAGCTCAAATTACTCGACAGACCTTGTCAGCAAGCCTCCGAGGATCATGTTGGTGAGTGGGGCAAACTGGCCTGCTGTCGATGAGATCCCGAACGCTGTCACGATCACTGTCGTCTGTGGTACTGCCGTTGGTTCCGTTCCGAAGGCCGCGAGACTCGCGATTATCGAATGGTGCCGCCTCAACTGGGGTGACTGCGTTGGCAGTGACTGCGATGAGAAGAAGTACGACAACCTGATTAACTCGTTAGCGTGGTCAGGTTACTGGAAAGCACTTTGATGGCATGCGTCTTCAAGTACGACAGGAAGGTGGTGATCCAAAGTCTTTCGGGATCTGAAGACGGTCACGGTCACATCGATAACACGGATGACGATAACTGGTCGCAGTACGTTGCCAGTTACGCATCCGTAATATCGAAGGCTGGCCAGGAATTTTGGAAGGTGGACAAAGTTGACGCGACGGTATCACACGTCTGGACCTGCCCGTACTCAAAGGCACTGGCGGCAGCGACTCCAGACATGCGATTGGTTTACGACTCTGTCGTGTACGAGATCATGAGCGTGATCGACATCGACCTCGCTCACAGTGAAGTGGAGATCCAAACGAAAAGGGCAGTCTGATGCCGCAACGTGGAGTGATCCAATACAACTGGGACAAGTACAAGCTCAAAAGGCTGATGAAGAAACTGGAGAAGTTCGAGAAGAGCAGGAACAGGGTGCTCATCCCGGCAGTTAAAGCAGGAGTGACGGTTTACGCCAGGCAGATCAGGAAGGACATGCCTGCCTATATGCCACGGCGTCGACCCAGAGCTCAAACTGAGACAACGGCATCAGGCCGGCGACGATCACGACTTTGGGAAGCGAAGAAAGCAGTTGGTGCCTCATCGAGGCTTGTTCGCAACGGAATGAACAAGGGTGGTGTTCACGGGAAAGCAGGATCAGGTGTCGGGAAGCCAAAAAGGAACTCAGGGTCACGACCATACCCACGACCTGGCAGAAAGGGCCGGGGCATAGGTTTAGGTAACCTGCACTGGTATCTGATCGGAACGAAACCGAGGCACACTTCAACAGGGATTTACACAGGCCGTATGAGGCGACCGAAAGTCGTTCAGAGGGCAACCTCAATGGTTCAGTCACAGTCGGAAGCGGCAGTCAGGAAAAGGATCAAGGTCGGCATGAAGCGGTTGTATCGGAGAACAAGATGAAGTCGGGACTCACATCACTTCTCAAAGGTGAATCCACGATCTCGTCAATCACGTCACGGGTGTATGTGACGAAAGCGCCACAGACGGCGACGATGCCATACGTGGTGCTTGAACTGCAGGATACAGATGAGTTTGAATCGCTCGATGGAACGGGTGACCTACGAAAAGTTTCATTCGCGATTGATTGCCAGTCAGACATATCAACAGAGGCAGAGACGCTCGGGAAAGCGATCCGAGACTTCATCGGCGATTACACAGGTGCAGCTGGTTCATTCACAATTGACGCGGTCAATCTGAGTCAGGAGATATCGGACTACGATCCTCCGAAAGACGGCTCAGAAAAAGGAACGCATACGGTCACGTTACTTGTGGATATTTTCTATCAGGACACTTGAACGACAACTGCCACTACTGAAAAGGAGAAACTGGCATGAGTAAGATTGCAGGTAAGGGAACAATTCTCAAGAGCACGATCTCGGCAACACTGACTGCCGTGGCTCAGATCACCAGTATCAGCACGTCAGGTTTCAAGAGTGAAACCTACGAGTCCACATGTCTGGACACTGGTGTCGGAAAAACAAAAGGACTGACAGGTTACGCCGAAGGCGGCACCTGCGACGTGGAAATATTTTACGATCCGGGACTGGCAGGACATCAGTTCTATCAGGACTCGATCACCACGCCTGTGGAGATTGTTCACACGATCACGTACACCGATGCGAGCGTCACGACGTTCACGTCAAGTGGTATCGACATGGGTGTAACGGTCGCGATGGACGACGGACTGAAGAGTTCGCTGTCATTCGAGATCACAGGCATTCCATCCTTTGCATAAGGCATCATGATGAAGGCGAAATTCATACGCGACATGGAAGTGGCTGAAGGCGTCACGCCCGAAGAGTGGGTGTCAACCAACAGTGAAGGCAAGCGTTTCATTCCTGCCGGTACGGAGTTCGAGCACCCGGAAGCGTTCTGGCAGGTGTTGTTTGGCAACGCCACTCCAGTCGACGACGAGTGTAAGGTCGAAGTCGACAGGAGAGCCTCGAAGCCTCAACTTGAAGAAGCTCGCCAGGCATCAGATGAACTTTACGAAAAAGTGGCTGATGGTCAGTCACTGGAGGACGACGAGGACGACGAAGGAGATGATGAGTGACTCATGCCACCCGAGACATGTTGCTGAAGCCAGTAGAGCGGCCCAGCGAGACTGTGGACCTGCCTGAACTTGGTGATGGAATTTCTGTCATTGTCACCGGGATGACTGCGAAAGAACGATCAGAGTTCGATCAGCAGTTCGTATCCCGCAAAGGTGAACCAATGAAGAAACGAATCGCCGAGGGACGTGAACGAATCATCGTGGCATGCTGCCGCGACGAGGAAGGCAAAAGGCTATTCACGACAGATGACGTGGCTCAACTCGGCAAGCAGTCCAGTTTGATCATCGAACGAATTGTCACTGTGGCTCAGAGGTTGTCAGGAATGACAAAGGATGAGCTCGAGGACGCGGTAAAAAACTCCGAGGAAACCCCAGACGATTAGTCGCATTGCGGCTTGCTGAATACGTCGAGCATACCACTGACGTTGACAGCATGCTCGATCACATGAGTACCACTCAGTTCAATGAGTGGTGCGCGAAAGATGCGGTTGAGCCAATCGGAGAAGAAAAAACCCGCGTCATTCTGGGGATGATCGGGATGATCCTGGCGAAGTTTGCCGGGGCGAATCTCACGGAAGATGACTTCATGCCGTGGGTGAAGGTTGATGAAGATCTGCAGCAGGATGACTTCAAGGCAAATTATCAGGGCAGGGAGGACGACTAATGGCCGGTAGTGACTTAGTTGTCAATCTTGGACTGAATGCGACCGCGTTTACCCGTGGGCTCACGTCTGCGTCTGCGAAGCTTGGCACCCTCGGAGCAGGCGTCGGGAAGACCAGCCTGCGGCGTGGATCCGGCGTTATGAACGCAGGCTTCATGAACCTCAACCGCACACTCAGCGTGACCAAGGGACTGGTTGGCGGAATCGGACTGGGGCTTGCTGCCATGGCAGGTAAAGCGATCACCATGGCCGCTTCAACGGAACAGATGCGGATCTCGTTCGAGGTACTTGCCAAGGACAAGGATATCGGCAACGCTCTGTTCAGTGAGATGGAGCAGTTGGCACAGAACACTTCACTGACGATTGCCGATACGACTCAGGCAGCGAAGCAGTTGCTGATCAGTTTTGACGCGGCCAATATTCCCGGCCTTGTCAGAACACTCGGTAACATCTCCGAAGGAATGAGCAACGTGTCCCTGCAGGACATGGCATTCCTGCTTCAGACATCACGAACTGAAGGCAAGCTTCTCGCGCGTGACCTCCGGCAGTTTACAACTCGAGGTATCGACCTGAGTGGCGAACTGCAGAAGGTGTTCGGACTGGAAGGTCTGGACGCTGGTGAAAAGCTGACTGAGATGGTATCTGCCGGTGAAGTCGGCATTCAGCACGTCATGGAGGCGTTGCAGACGCTCGGCAGCAACAACATGCTGGAGCGTCAGGCAAACACTCTGACCGGATCATTCAATCAAGCCAGAGACGCCATAGGACTCATGACGCGAGACTTCGGTGAAGTGCTGGCAAAGACGCTCGGCCTGACGGACTTCATGAAGTCTTTGAAGGATGGCGCGATAGGGATGCGAGAGTCGATTAAATCGAACCTGCCTATTATCGAAATGCTGATCGAGACAGGTAAAGCTTTCGGCACAATGTGGATCCAGGTCTTCAGTGATGCCGCTGCGGCTGTCGGGATCCTGACGGGTGCCTCTGAACTCAGCACGACACAGATCCTGGAGGGGCTCGTCACGATCATGGCAGTTGCTAGTCACGTCTTCAAGAACTGGAGACTGTGGGGCGAGCTCGCAGTGTTTGCGGTACTGCTGCAGGTCGAGAAAATGGTGGCAGATATCGAGCATGCTTTCACCGTGAAGGTGCCGGCGTACTTCAACTGGTTCCTCGACAACTGGAAGCAGATCTTCTTCATGGCCGGAACGTATGTCGTCCTGTTTCTTGTAAACGCACTGGAAAACATCGGCCTGTTTCTCGTTGAAGTCAGGAATTACATCAAGACGTGGGGGCAGTCTGGATGGAATCCGATGTTCACCAGTCTTGACCGTGGCTTCAAGGAAATGAACGAGAAGTACGGTCCATCGGCACTTCCTGACCTCGCGCCGCGAGCCACAACGGCACTGGAGGACCAGTTAACCAAAGGCATGGAGACAACTGCAGGCCAGATCGTCAACGGTATGGACAAGGATATCGATGATGCTTTGGCTCGTTTCCGGGACTTCACGCCCGAAGAAGAAGGACCGGGACTCGGGCCAGCGTTCGCTGAACAGTTTGCTGAACGAGGCAAGAAGTCAACAAAGAAGGTCGACCGGGACAAACAGAAACTCGGCGTGATGCAGCGTGGCTCGTCACAGGCGATCAGCGCCGTAATTAAAGCGATGGGTGGTCGCGAGAAGACTCTTGAACTGTTGGAACTAAAACGTCAGACC